CCTACGAGGTGCTGTGGGGGCGACAGGGGCTGATCTACGGCGAATATCCCGGCAGTACTGATGGCAAGGCCAAGGCTGGTCACTACAGCTTTGAAGGCGACCTAGACAACATTCCTGACGCTCCAGGCTGGCTGATCGCGGAGATGAAGGCGGCTAAGTCGCCAGATGGGAAGGGTTTCATCAAGAATCGGTCGGCACTGGATCTCAGTGATCGCACGGAGGATGAGGTTGCGCAGATTGTTCAGGAGTGTCTGAACGTCATTACGCACCAGGGCATCGGCAGCCGTGAGCACTGGGTCAAGGTGGGCATGGCGATTCACAGCGTGCTGCCCAATGATCTGGGTTTGACGCTGTGGGCGGGTTGGTCGGCTGATGACCCGGAGTACCACGACGAGTGGGTTGATTCCAATCCGTGTGAGGAGCCTTGGCAGTCGTTCAAGCCCGGTGGTGTTGGGCTCGGCTCGCTGATCTGGATGGCGGATCAGGTGGACCCCAAGCGCACCAGGTTCACCGCCATCAGCAAGCAAATTCTTGAGGCGGCTGAGGTCAACCGCATCACCCTGAACCGTGATGTGGTGCTGTCATTCGACGAGATCGTGCGGCGAGGCATGGCGATTTATGAGGGCGATGACGTGGCTCGCATGAACTACGAGTTGCACGCCTTGGCCATGGAGGCGCGTTACAAGGATCAGAGCGGCGTTGAGAAGCTGCTGCTCGATCACATGACGCAGCAGAACAAGGGCGCTCGACACACCATGGTGGAGCGGCAATCGCAGCGGCGAGACTTTCTGATTCCGGGCTTGCTGCCCAGCCCCTACTCAATCCTGTTCTTTGGTGAGGCCGGCTGCGGTAAATCCGCCACGGCCATTGCGCTGATGAAACACGTTGTGGATGGGCTGCCGTTTCCGTTGAAGGATCAGGTCGTGCCAGTGGAAGCGGGGCCGGTCATCTATTTCAACGGTGACATGAGCGAACAGGACTTCGAGGAGGAGTTCGACCTGCACGAGATCAAGAATCAGAAGGACTTCTACTTCGAGCCGGATTTCAACCTCTATCGGCGGATGCAGTTCGTCAAGACGATGAATGAGGTGAAACCCAAGATGATCTGCATTGACAGCCTCAGCAGCTGCTCTGGGGCCAAGGCAGGCGACGAGAACAAAGCTGAGTTCGCACAGCCGCTCTACTGGCTCAACAACAGCAACGGGTCGCTATGGCCGGCCTGCACCATCGTTGTGCTGCACCACGCCGCCAAGCATGGTGGCCACCGTGGGTCTACGGCCATCACCGCTGCGGTCTCCGAGGTGTGGAAGATCGACGTTCCAGGGCCGAACTCCGGCTTGGGTCAGGACCAGCGCGTGATCACCGTCGGCAAGAGCCGCATCAATCGCAAGGGCGAAACCCTCGTGCAGAGCCAGCTGGATGACCTGACGGTGTCGATCCAGGAGGTCAAGAAGAAGGAGGAGGTGCAGACCAAGGCTGGCACGGTGGCTGAGCGGATCATGAACCGACTGCAGACGCACGACGGTTGGATGAGTCGGACGGAACTCAACTCCGATCCGTTGGTGGGTGGCTCGGTGAGTGCGATCAAGAAGACGCTCCAGCGATTGGAGAACCGTGGGGTCGTGGAGGTTTCGGAAAAACCTTCTAAGCAGGGCAAACCTACGAAGCTCTATCGAGCCCTTCGCGCGCACGCGCACGGGGAGAGCAATAAGGGGGGACAACCCCTTGAGTCCCCTCTCCCTAACTCAATTTCAAGGGGGGACACTTCGAATGTGACATCCGCCTCATCAACGGAGTGTCCCCCATCTGATTTGAGCACTGGAGCGGTATCTGAACCTGCTGACAACTGTCCCCCCTGTTCCCGCGCGAGGACGCAGGAGGAGCTAAATGGAACGCTTGATCAGGACCAGTGGGGCTAGGGGCTTCGGCCCCTTTTTTCTTGTGCTACATTACCGCAATAGCTAAACTGCCTACTTACACACCAACAGATGGAAACTTTCGAATTCCCACAAGCACTGCTGGATCGCGCCAGCAAAATCACTCTGGCTGATCTTCTTGACTCACCCCTGACTCAGTGTTGGGCGGTCAGCATGGCAGCCAACGCTATTCAGACAGCACAGTTGCGCTCCAACACCGCTGAACTGACTGAGGCTGACGAAATCTTTGAGTTTCGCATCAACAAGATTGTCAACGCCATTCCGTTCTCTGAGCGTAATGAGTTGTTCCAGCAATGTGGTGCGTTAATCTCTAAGCGCCGCGAAGTGCAGACACAGCAGCCCGAGATCAAATGAGCAAAATTGTCAAAGTTGCGTTTGAGGAACAGGACGTTGCAATCCTCGACAGGCAAGCTCAAGCAAGCGGAACCTCAAGAGCTGAGGTTATCCGTAGTCGAGCTCTTGCTGGAGCGAATGGACAACGATTTTCGCCCCAGGACTATCAGCGGTTGGTTAGTCGTACTTGCCGCAATGTTGATCTACCTAGGTCTCAGGTGGAGCGCCTCGTCAACGTTGTTTTTGTTGAACTTATGGCGCCTCGTTCGGTGGAAGCCAACCCTGGTTGATAAGGGTTTCGACCGCTTCCTGCTGGTGAAAATACAGTTTGAGGAGCGAGTGACCGATCTGGCGCAGCTGTTGTGGGTCACTACAGCTGTCCAGGTCACGCCTAAACTTTTCCAGCTGAAACAGCCGCCTAGTGGAGAGCGTCATAATGGGGGGTGAGGATGAGGAGGATGCAATGGAGTCCGAATCAACAACCTTCTCAACTCTCAGTTTCTATTGTGTATCGCAAATGCCGACGGTGCTCGCCATCGCCAGGTATCACGTATACGACGACCATGACCGCACCATCGCAGTAGCGGAAGATGTGTTTTACGACACAGCTGACGATTTCTGCCGGCTAGAAGATCAGGTCGAAGACGCTCTGTTATCTGGCGTGGATGTGTCAGTCATGTCGCACTACGATCCAGACTTCTTTCCAGAATTATTCAAGTACATTAAAGATCCTGACAGCGTGTAAGCTTAGTCGGTACTTTTCTATGGAGGCGACGCAAGAAAGTTTTCTGATCAGTCATTGTCACATCTAATCGATAAGGACACTGGCGAATCATCTCGTGAAAAAGGCATGATCGGGCGTGGGTTGGCACCTGCGCCTTTTTTGTGTACTAATTGATTCGCCTTAAGGAGGCACAACATGTCAAGAATTGACATACGGCACGGCAATGCCCGGGAGTTGCTTCAGGGCCTGGCCGATGCCTCAGTTCACTTCGTCCTTACAGATCCGCCGTACTTCATCGATGGAATGGGTGAGGACTGGGACAACACAACCCTGCAGCGCAAAGCATCTAAGGCAGGTGTGATCGGTTCCATGCCTGTCGGCATGAAGTTCGACCCAAGCCAGGGTCGGAAGTTCCAGCAGTTCATGAGCCCGATCTGCGAGCAGATCTACCGGGTTTTGAAGCCTGGTGGTTTTGCTGTGATCTTTAGCCAGGCCCGTCTTTATGGCCGGTTAGCGGTAGCAGCAGAGGACGCAGGTTTCGAGATTCGGGACATGCTCGGTTGGACCTACGAAGGCCAGGCGAAGGCATTTAGTCAGGCGCACTTTGTGCGGCGCATGAACCACCTGTCTGCAGCAGAGAAGGCGCATGTGCTGAATCGGCTAGATGGTCGCAAGACCCCACAACTCAAGCCATGCATCGAGCCAATGGTGCTGGCACAAAAGCCACGTATCGGGACCTTTGTGGAGAACTGGCTGGCCCATGAGGTTGGGCTGGTTGACACCAGGCAAACGCTTGATGGCAAGTTTCCTGGCAATTTGATGCCGTGCTCTAAACCGAGCAAGGCAGAGAAAGGAACAGGCAATGAGCATTTGACGGTGAAGCCCGTCACGCTGCTTGAGCACCTGATCAGGCTGTTTACCTGCGAGGGTCAGACGGTACTGGATCCGTTTCTGGGTTCAGGGTCTACGGCGATTGCAGCGCAAGCGGCAGACCGTGACTGCATCGGCATTGAGATCGAGCGCACGTATGTGCGAATTGCAGAAAGCCGGGTTGCTAACGCAACTGTTCAGAGGGTTTTGATATGACACCTGCGCCTTTTTTGTGTGGTAGTATTACTGTCTGGCTCAGCTGCCACGGCGACCCGTCGGTAATGGGTGTCCATCGGGAATTTGGGAATGTTCTCTGATGTGAAGGGTTGACCTCCTGCCTTGGCGGGGGGTCTTCTCGTGTGGTAGTGTATTGGGGTAGTCGACACAACACACATGACTCGACCAATCGACCTTGACAGCGTCAGCTTTCACCGGCTTCTCGACGCTTGTCATTCACGCATCCTGCAAATCCAGAAAGACGATGCCAAGCGTCACATCATGGATCTTGACATCCCCCACAACTGGACTGAGTACGTGGACGACGAGTTGCTTCCTGTAATTGAAAAGTACATTTACTTTGAGCCCACTGACGACGAGATTTACGACTCGTCCCGCGCCTAATGCACGATCAAGTCAACTCCCCCGCTCATTACGCCAGCGGGGGCGTCGAGTGCATCACAGCTATCGAGGCGTCGATGACCCGCGACGAGTTCCTGGGTTACCTGCGGGGAAACGTCCAAAAATACTTGTGGCGCTACCGGGACAAAGGTGGCGTCCAAGACCTGCATAAAGCTCGGTGGTATCTCGACAAGCTCATCGAACAGTGGGAAGAGCCCATTGACCTGTCCCCAACCAAACAAGAATTTCATGACGTCCGCAGTCAAATCGATGGTCTCTATTGATGACTACACCACCTACATCGGCTTGGAGCACCTCGACAAGGTCAGCACAGCTACAAGCATCTGCTTTGACTGTGAGACGCTCCAGCTCAGACCCGAGATGGGAAAGCTGCGGCTACTGCAGCTTGGCTCAACTGCGCGCAGAGCGGTCGTGGTCATTGACTTATTCGAGGAGGAGGATGCGTTACATCAGCTGGATCTCTTCTTTCAGAACGGGTCGAGGTTTTGGCTGGCGCATAATGCGCAGTTTGATTTGGGTTGGCTGCAGGCTTACGGCTGGTATCCGAAGGGGCAAGTCCGCGACACGATGCTGGCAGCCAAGCTTCTGACCAATGGGTTGCCCAACCTCAAGTACAGCTTGGCGGCTGTGGCAAAGCGTTATCTGGACATTGAGTTAGATAAAACACAACAGGCTTCGGATTGGTCTGGCAACCTATCAACTGAACAAATCACATATGCGGCGAAGGATGTTGCTGTTCTCTGCGAGCTTGATGACCTTCTGCATCGTCAAATCGCTGAGGCGGGGCTTAGTTGGGCGTATTCGCTCGAGTGCCGGGCGTTGCCTGCCATGGCGCAGATGGCGAGTACAGGTCTTCCGTGGGATCGTGAAGCTCTGGAGGGTGTTGAGCGGGACTACGGAAAGGACGTTGAGAATCTCGGGCGGGAAGTCCTCATGGAACTTGATGCCGCACTTCCTGAGGGGGAAAAGTTACCGCGCAATGAGGACGGATCCATCAATACTCGTACCAAGACCACCGGCTCAATCCGGCTTGGAACGAAGCAGTACGCCGGCTTCAACATCGGCTCGTCGTCCCAGTTATTAAAGGTACTGACGACAATCTTAAATAAGACGCCGCTGGACCCTAAGACGAAGAAGCCGTCAGCATCGCGGACTGCACTGCGGGAATACGCCGCCGATCACACTGCGATCCAGACCTATTTGCAGTGGAAAAAGGCAGAGAAGCGCCGGCAGATGGTGCATTCATTACTGGAAAAAATGGATGCTGACAGTTTTATTAGGGCGTCTTATATGCAGCTTGGTGCTGATACCGGCAGGATGACTTGTTTGTCGCCCAACCTGCAGCAGATTCCGAGGGATGAGCAGTTTAGGTCGGCGGTTGTCGCTCCAGCAGGGTGGTCGCTGGTTGGTGCGGATTTCTCACAAGAAGAATTACGAGTCTTAGCGCGGGTGTCGAATGACGAGAACATGATTGCCGCGTTTAAGGAGGGCAAGGATTTGCACACGGCTACGGCTGAGGCGCTGGGGTGTGATCGGCAGATTGCCAAGTCGGCAAACTTTGGTTTGGCGTATGGCTCTGGTGCGGAAGGGTTGCGGCAGTACGCAGCGGGGATGGGTGTGAGCCTGACGCTCGAGGAAGCACAGAAGGTGCGGACTGATTGGTTGACGACTTACAGCGGTGTGCGGAAATGGCACATCGAGTTGTCGAAGCTGTGTGATCAGACCGCTGGGACGATGGCGGAGTTGCGGATCCCGCAGTCACAGATGCGGCGGTTCTTGCCAGGTGATTTCAACAGGCTGACGATTCGGGCAAACTCTCCAGTGCAGGGTGCTGGTGCGGCGATCATGAAGTGCGCGCTGGGGAATCTGTGGCCGCATTTGCAGGGGAGCGACGACGCCAGATTATGTGGGGCGATCCACGATGAACTTTTGCTTTTAGTACGAGAGGGGCACGAGGAGAAGTGGATGGGGTTGTTAAAGCAATCAATGGAGCGGGCGGAAGCGCAGTGGTTGGGTGATATACCAGCCATTGCGGACGTGAAGACCGGCAAGACTTGGTCGGAGTGCCACTGACTATGACATTAAGATTACTCGATTTGTTTTCTGGGATCGGCGGCTTCTCTTATGCGGCGGAAAAAATCGTCGGTGGGTTCAGGACAACTCAATTTGTTGAATTGGATTCCTACTGCCAGAAAGTCTTGTGTAAGCATTGGCCGCAGGTTGCGATCCACGCAGACATCTGTACATTTACAGCTGAGCCTGGGATGTTTGATGTCATTACCGCAGGATTCCCATGCCAAGACCTTTCAGCAGCAGGAAAGCAACGGGGATTGCAAGCCGAACGGAGTGGACTCTTCTACGAAGTCATCAGACTGGCTCGGGAGCTTCGACCTCAGTTCGTCCTATTTGAAAACGTTGGAAATTTATTGTCTCACCAAAATGGGATTACGTTCCAAGAAGTGCTCTTCCAAATTGCCAAAGCAGGGTTTGATGCAGAGTGGGCAGTTATTCCAGCGTCAGATGTGGGTGCCTGCCATCAGCGAAAACGAGTTTGGATTCTTGCCTACGCCGACAGCGCGGGATTACAAAGACAGCGGAGAGAAAGTCAACTACAAGAAATTGGCGGACAAGAAGCGGTTAGCTGGCGTTCTTGTGGAGAGTTGCCGAGGAACTGGAAAGGCTTCGTATCTAAACCCATTCTTTGTCGAGGAGATGATGGGCTATCCGGTCGGATGGACCGACTTAAGGCTTTAGGAAACAGCATCGTTCCTCAGGTGGCGGCGGTTCCGCTCCAGCGAATCAAGGAGTTGTCGCAAAACTTAACACTTCAATAGGCGCGCCGGCAAAATGGATTGACCCTAACCGTTTCAAGTCCGTGGATTCTGGAGACTTGAAGCGGTTTTGGTCGTTTGTAAACAAGAAGGCGCCGGTTTCACCCCACCGAGACGATCGGTGCTGGGAGTGGACTGGCGCAAAAAGTAAGAGCGGACATGGAAAGTTTTCGTTAAAAGGGAAGACGCTCCAGGCTCATCGGTTTGCGTATCTATTGGGGTCGGGGGAGGAGCCAAAAGTCGTGCGGCACCTGTGTGGGAACCCTGCTTGTGTAAGATTCAATCACTTGGCGGCGGGGGACTCGCGAGATAACCTGCTGGATATGTTGATCCATCAATGGCAAAAGAGCTCGGTAGATTGAAATGCTGGACAGAGAGAGCATTGATGAAGACTGGATTTGCGGTGCAAAAGAAGGGGAACCTGTGGGTGTTGCAGATGGAAGGCACCAAAACAGAGGGAACGTTTGGATCGTTGAGGGCATGTATGCAGGCGGCATATTGTCTTACAGACGCGGAGTTCTGTGATGACCCCGCTCAGTGGGCGCCAGATCGCCATGCAGAGGCTTTTGAAAGCTGCGAAGCTCTCGACAGCGGCTGATATAGATCGCGCCAGCCTATTTCTTGAGCGCGCCAAGGAAGTTAGGCGGGGCAATCGTGCGAATCGGAATGAGTTTCGTGAGTCTCAATCGCAGGGGGCAAAGCGGAAGGCTGCGAAGTTGGATCAGCCTTTGACGTGGGAGTGACTCCTGTAGTATGGGAGAAAGTATTGTGTTGTGATGGCGACTGCGCACGGGAAGAAGCGTTACTTACAAATCCTTTTGGATCCGCATCGGCATGAGTTGTTGAGCAAGCTTGCTGCAGAAAAGATCGATCCACACACGCAGAATGAGATGAAGACGACAGCGCTGATTCGGTACATGGTGTACGAGGCGCTCGAGCGGGCATTGCCGAGTTCGGTGTACAGGGAAGCGGAAGCGGCGGATGCTGCGGTGTGGAGGCAGTCGGTGCGCAATCGTGTTAAAGGTCGGTCGAAAACTAAAAAAGATTCTGAAATTCAAGACAGTTAAGGTGGATTTAAACTAGGCGAGAGATACTGTGTTGGTGTTGCACAGGCTCCAGTGTCCAGGTTCACTCTCAGTCGGGTTGTCAATAACCAGACCGCATATTTAGCTGCGTGTTACGAGCCGCAGTTTGATGGAATTTGTTACACAACGCTCCGAGCTGATGCGTGCTCGTATGTGACTTGGGATAAAGCTGTGGAGGTAGCACGCACGCTACATAAATTGCACGGATACGATATTCAAGTTAATACTGTCGAAAATTGATGTCGGATTCGTTTTCGCAGTATTTGTCAGAGGCGTCAAGGTATCCTCTGTTGAATAAGTCGCAGGAGATTATGCTGGCGCGCCAGGTACAGGTGTGGTTGCATGATAAGAGTGCGACGCCACGACAGAAGGTAGTAGGGAAGCGGGCTTACGAGAAACTGATTAACTGCAATTTGCGGTTGGTGGTGTCGGTCGCGAAGAAGTTTTCTGGGCGGATGCGCCGGTCCGATATGGCGGATCTTGTGCAAGAGGGGAACATTGGGTTGGCGCATGGGGTTAAGAAGTTTGATCCTGAAAGAGGTTATGCGCTCAGCACTTATGTGTACTGGTGGATTCGGCAGGCGGTGTCTCGTTACCTAAGTTGTAGTGATCGGGTCATTCGGCTGCCGTCCCACGCAGTTGAGTTGTTGGGGAAGCTGCGAGCGTGGACGCCAGTCTTTGAAAATGCTCACGGCAGAAAACCTACGATTGAGGAATGTGCTGAATACTGCAAGACCAGTCCTGTGCGGATGAAGGAGTACATCGATAAGTCGAATGATGCGATTAGTTTGGATGCGAAGGTTAGGTGTGCTGAGGATGATGTTGCGTTGATTGATAGTGTGTCGTGCGGCACTGATGTTTTGGAAGATGTTAGCTGGAGTATTGATGTAGAAAAGTTAGACAGCAGCTTGTCTGGTTTGTCTGAGCGTGATCGGTTTATTGTTGAGGAGGTGTATGGGATTGGTACGGGTTCGCCTAAGACGTTCCAGGTGGTTGCGAAGCAGTTGGGTATATCGCGGGAAAGAACTAGAAATCTTTTTCATAAAGCTATTCGTAAACTTCAGATGAAGCACAGGTTATGAGTGATTGTCCTAAATGCGGGTGCAAGCAAAGCATCATGGTGCTTGTTAGAACTGATACGAATGGGCTGAAGATTCGTCGGCGCAAGTGTAAACATTGTAATTACAGGTACTACACTGCACAGTCGCCAGAGCAGGTGATTAGTAAATGTCAGTTGGAGTGGAAAGGCTCATCTCGTACCCATAATGAGATGGTCACGTTTAAGGGTGTTTGTGAGCGTATCTCTGATTTGGACGACGCCGGAAGCTGAGCGGTTGATTGCCGATAGCTTCTTTCTTTTGGTAAAGTTTAGTTATGCAACAGTCCTCGATCCGCATTGAAAAGCTGGACACGGGGATGTACCGAGTGTGCACGCCCCAGCAGGGGTTGTGCGTGGAGACGTGGGATGAGGTGAGGGCGCAGGCTGTTGCTGCTGCGCTTCATTGTTCAAGCCATTCGGAAATGCGGGCTTCACGGGCTTCGGTCCAAAATTCACGCGACTGAAACCACTCTTTCCAGTCTTTGCCGGACTTGTGACTGTTGCAGCTGAAGCAGCAGCCAACTAGGTTTTTGGCCTCGGTTAGGCCGCCTTTCCATTTGGGGATGACGTGGTCAAGTGTGGCGTCCTTGCCGAGTGGTTCGGCGCAGTACGCGCAGCAGTAGTTCCACTCTTGGAGGATTCGGTCCCGAAAGCGGATCTTCGCTTTCTTTCTGGGGACCAGTTCGGTCTCATCAATCTGATGATCCATACAGTTGAGAGGTAAAGGTCTGCACTAGACTCACTCAACTGCTTGAATTGTAACCGGTTTAATTAGTCCCTAATAACTTGGCAAGCTTTACTATAGTATTTCATTCTATCTTCGAGACCATTGTAACCACCGTTCAAAACTCTGGTGACTTGGTATACATCTTGACTCTTACATACTTCGTCCCACTTGTTCTCTTGAATCCAGCAAACTGCTGACAAGAATGGGTATGTGTTGGCAATGTACTTTGCGCCGATTTCCAGTACCTTATCGTCGCGCATTCCGTTACGTTCTAGCCAGGTGCTGAAGCGTGTTACGTTTGCGCGGCCAGTCAGCATGATGACGCCAGCGCCCTTGAATTTGACGCCGTCGCCTGGGTAAACGTTGCCGAGATCACTGCGGCCTTCGTATGCTTCGCCAGTTGCTAGCTCAAGCAGCCAGCGGTAACGGCCAGTTTCGTGGCACGTTTGCGCTACCAAATGGCGGCGTTGGTTCAAGCTTGTCATGTCTGTAACACGCACCAGCATGTTCAGATCATTCATGAACTTATCGTCAAAATCTGACGGCTTCCAGCCTGAGATCTCGGCGATTTGCTCGCGGGTGATGAGCCACTTTTGTGGTGGTGGCGCTACCGCAGATGTCCAAGTGTCGTACCAAGTGGCTCCTTTTGTAAGGATGTAAGGGTCTAGCGCGTTGATCTCGTCTTCGAGTTCTTGGATTGCAGCAGTTTGGTGGCCTAAACGCCGGTAGTACTTGAACAGGTCAAGAAGTCGGATCGGTTTCGCGCTCATCAGCCCATTCATAACGGATGGATATTGGCCCGCCAAGGGGTGTTGTACTTGGGTCGCTGCTCTCCACATACACCGTACGAGGAGCGGTGCTTGGCTGGCTAGCGTGCCAATCCTCGATTTCAATGTCCAGACGCGGTTTAAAAGTCGCATTGAACTTAAAATCGCGGGCAGCTTGATTTAGGTGGTCCGTCCAGTGCTTATCACCAAAACGTACCAGCCATTTGATGTCGTCTGGGACACCAATTACTTTTTTGGGAACACCTTCAGCAGCACTTCCATCACGATTTGGATGATGCTGTTGCTGCGAAGTGGTGACAGTGCGATGATTTCAGATGCGGCGGCCAAGGCCACGCTGATCATTGCAATTGTTGCGGGATCCATTGAGAAAAATGGTTGCACAAAATTATTCTAGTGGTTCTTTTCCAAAACTCTTATGCGCAGTTCATGATCGTCTAGTCTTTCTTTATGATCTGTTCGCAGCGCAACGATTTGCTCAAGGACAATTTCAACGCGGGCTTCGATGGTTGCGTGGCGCTTATCAAGTCGCCATAACGCACCAACGCCTGCTGAGATGATGACGGTTGCGATGCCGGAAAACAAGTCCACGGCAGGTTCTCCAGCGATCTGCCTTTATTTTAACGGGTCAGGTTTGCCTGACAAAATGGCTGCCGCACGCCTGTAAAACATCGAATCAGTCTTGCCAGCCTTTTCAAGGGCTTCTTTGACTTTTTGCCAGTTCTCAAGCGTGCGGCGATCCATTAAATCATTGAGCAGCAGATGACCAAGAAGCTGGCATACCAGATGCTTTCGTTGGTGCGTGCTTCTCGTCTAGCTGTGCCTGCAGTGCAGCTTCGATTTCTGTAACCTTTTCTTCACCACCGATTGCTTCTTTGACCCAACCGATAACGATTTCTTTGGTCAGGTCGTCAAACGGGATGAGGCTTTCGGGACGTTCAAAACCAACGCTGCCGTACGCACCAGCAGAATAGGTGCCGTCGTTAGCGGAGATGGTGTAATGGGCTGTAAAAACAAATCCGTCGCCGGTTTCTCTTTCAAGGTTTGCGATGGCCCAGGTAAAAGTGGTTGACATAATGAGATGAGGCTCAGTTGACAGTGTAATAGAAAAGCCCTGCTGTGACACAGGGCGGGATACCGTTAGGCGATGCCAGCGTCAGACAGGCGCTGCTCAAGGGTTTCAATCTGTGCTTTTTGCCTTTTGATCAGGTTAAGCATTAAAGGCACAAAGTTGTCATAGCGGACACCTTCGGCTTCGTAATCAGCAGGGTCACGCTCAACAGACTTATATGATCCATCTTCCTGTGTGACTGCATCTTTTGTTGCCCAGTTAACAAGACGTGGTTCAATTTCTGCAACTTCTTCTGCAATAAAGCCATACCAGCCCCAATCAGACTTTTCTGCTCCTTCGGTTTTAATATCGTTTTCACATTTTGAGCGATACCAAACAGGGCGACAGTTCAGAATGGCATCAGCGCGTGCATCCTCTAATGTTTCAACATCAGTTTTGTACTTAAGCGATGATGTATAACGAAGAAGATCACCGTCTGATTCGACGTAAACAGCGCCGCCGCCTGTAGTAGTGCCATTGTAAACACCTGGAACATTGAACTTTGAGCCAATAAATTGGCCTACTGCCGCGCCATTGTTTCCAAAAATAAGACCGGATTCATAGTTCCAAAGGTATCCTTTTAAATTGCCATCGGTGCCAACATATAATCCATCAGTAGTTCCGTCTCCTGAAGTGGAGTTTTGAAATAACATAAAGGTTCCAGCCGCAGTAGTGTTATTAAGCGAGATATGCGGTCCAACTGAGGATGAAAACTGAGCAATAGCACCATTGGATGTTGATGAGCTTCTATTGACTAACAGCCTGCCGGCGCTGTCAATTCGCATCTGCTCGATACTGTTTGTCCTAAACAAAAGCGGGTGATTAGTTACTGTGCCAATTGTTGCGGTATTGCTAGTAGATTCTGTGTAAAAATATGCTTTGACTGCACTGTCAGCAGTTACAGTAGAGAATACGCCACCATCATTTCCAGAACTGCCTGCGACTTCAAGAGTTCTAAAATTGCCTCCATAATTAGTTGGCACCGTCGTTCCTACGCCGACATTCCCTAAGCTGTCGATTCGCATCCGTTCCGTCGGAGAAGACGCCCCATCCGCCGTAGTGCTGAACACTAACCTGCCAGGCATGTCGTTAGTGCCAGGTGTGCCGTCTATTGCTGCCTCAATTAGGGCACATCTGATGTAGCTAGAACCATCACTGCCTCTAAAATTTAATGTGCCAATAGCATCATTATTTGAAACAAGACCATGAGCGTTTGTTGTTGCTCTAGTTTTATAGAAGTTTGCCTCTGGCCCGGCAGCATCATTACGGAACCGTAACATTCCCAGTGATTCATTAGATCCTGCGCCTTGAATAACTTCTCCCTGAAGAAGCGAACTAGACGTGCCCACTAACAGCCTGCCGGAGCTGTCGATTCGCATCCGCTCAGTTGCGTTATTAGCAAAGAGCAAAGGTCCAGACAGTTGGTTTTGAATAGAAAAACTATTATCACTACTTGCATGGCCAACAATAGCTTCAGTAGTGATTGGGCCTCCACTGCTTCTCGAAAACTTTATTTGATTGGTAGAGCCTCCTGTCGTTTCAAGGTCTAAAGTAACAAAATTACCGCCTTTAACATGCAAATCAGCACTAGGACTCGACGTGCCAACCCCTACGCGGTTTGAGCTGTCGATAAACATCCTCCCCGTGCCATTAGTGGCGAAAGCTAGTTGGTCCGCTCCAGGTGAATAAATACCAGTATCTGCGTCGCCATCAAAACTAAGATCAGGCGCACTGGCACTTGCTGCATTATCAAGCAACAACGCACCAGTCATCGTGTCGCCAGCAGAATCGACAAACGTGCCGGATTCACTGCGCCATGCACTGCCGTCGTAAATCTTTAATACATAAGTTCCACCAGTGGTATCCAGCCACATCTCACCTTTCTCAACGCCTTGCTGGCCTGAAACCGTGCCAGTACCAGTTGTCGTACCAGTCGCCGTGAAGATAGTCCCAACAGTATTGGCAGAAGCGCCGACCAACGTGAAGTCAGACGTGCCAACCGTCAGAATCTGGTAAACAGTGCCGGTGACGAGTGCGGTCGCTGCAACACTCGCAGGTGAGCTGTTTGGTGCGTCTGTGCCGATATGCACCGGACCAACCTTCACCAAGTCGCCGTTGCTGTCCTTAAAAAACAGCGCAGGTGACGCTTCGTTTGTGTTGATTGCGATCTGGCCCGCCGACATCACAGTCGGAATCGGCCGCTTGTGTGCGGTGCTGCTACGCAGATGCTGAAGTGCCATCCTTGACGCCTATAACAGGCCGGTAATTACTCTCCTATCTTAGTGACTAAAAAGTGCCGTCATCAAGTTGGCTGGTCAAAGCGACCGTACCAGTGTTATCAGGCAGTGTGATTACTTGATCTGCTGTCGGATCTGCGAGCGCCAGAGTGGTCTCAAACGCATTGTCTGTCGCGCCTTCAAACACAAGGCTGCCGGTGTTACCAATCAGCACCTGACCAGTGAACGTGCCACCGGCTTTTGGCATTGCCGCTGCAGCCAAGTCGTAAGCCGTCTTAACACCGTTCGGCGTGGCAGCAGTTGTAGTACTAGATGATGCAACACCATCAGTCAGTTGCAGAACACCGACAGCACTTGTCGTGCCGGTGCTAATCGTCAGTGCGGGCGTTGTTGTGCCATTTGTGACACTAAGCGGTGCAGATGCCGTGACTTCAGTGACCGTACCAACCTTGTTTTCAATCCACTCAAGGCCGGTTGTTGTGCTGCTGTTTGCGCTTAAGATGTAACCATTCGCGCCGACTGTAAGTTTGTCAAGCGTTGAACTTGCACTTGCAGCGATCAGATCGCCTTTTGCATAAGATGCAATGTTCGTGCCACCGCGAGCAACATCTAGCACGCCGCCGGTCATGTTGTCTACATCGCGGCATTCGTTGCTAACTTCCTCCAGTGCGGCCTGCACATTGGTTGAACCTAAATTTGCAGCAGGGACAAACGCAATGTTTGACGCAGTCTGCGCGGTATAAGTGCTGCTGACGTCAATCTCAAGCCAGTTATCGCCGGTAGACAGCAGCAGGTCAGGTGGTGCGAGTGCAACTGTCGGCGCAGGTGCTGTTCCTGTGCCCAGCTCTGAAACGACAAGGTAATAATTTGAGTTAGTTGAACTTGCCGTGGGCAGTGCAGCGCCAACACTCAATCCAATCGCGGTGCCGTCAGTTGTGACAGAAGCGACTTGGTTTGTCGAGGCGTCATAAGTACCCGCAAGAATAATTGCACCGGCTGAAATACCAATCGACTGCCAGACGTTGCCGTCCCACATGAAGAAGTTTTTATCCAGTGGGTTGTAGTGCAACTGCCCGATAAAACTTGCAACCGGCAGCGTTTCACCGATTGATGATGTAGAACGGTCAGCCAGCTTTGATGCCGTGATTGCATCAGCGCCGATAAAGTCTGAAGTGAACGCACCGGTCGTGATCTTTGCCGCATCAAGATCAGGAATGTCCCCTGCGACCAGATCAACAGCAGCGGTGATGTGGCCCTGTGCGTCAAACGTGATCCCGCTCTTTGTCGCGCCAATAACGGTATTGCTGTGGTTCAGCGTGCCGCTCGTAACACTTAGGCCCGTACCAGGCTGAATAATGCCTTTTGCTGATGCGGTTGCATCCGGCAGGTCGGCAGGAACCAGCGCACGGAATGTTGGTGCGGCATCTGAACCCGAAGCAGGTCCAACAAAAACGCTGTTGGCAACTTGTGTGTCAAGCGTCAGCGTTAGATTTGCGGTAAACGCATCAGGGTTGTTTACAACAACTGCAAGCGGCGTTGAATCAGTAACCGTAACGGTTTGGATGCCTGCTTCCTGCGTCCAAGCTGTGCCATTCCAGCGGTAGGCAATGCTGGTTGCAGTATTAAACCATGCTTGACCGACAAATGCACCAGTGCCTGATGGTGTCGCGGCGCTAACGATGCAAGTGGCCTGATCGCCTATTTTGTTTTCGTCAACTGCTGAATCATTGATTTTTGCAGTTGTAACCGCGCTCGCCTGCAGGTTTGCTGCAGCAACAATGTCAGACGCCAAGGTCGTTGCGAACGATCCAGTGCCGCTACCAGTAACCGCACCAGTCAGCGTGATCGTTTGGTCGCCAGTGTTAGTGCCGGAGCTTGTGCCACTAAAGCTTGAACCGTCTGTCCAGGTGCCATTCGCAACAGCAAGATCACCAAGGCCAAGCGTGGTGCGTTGTGCTGCTGCGTCAGCATCATCTAAAAGTGCACGACCCGCGCTGGTGCAACTAATCTCCTGAACCGTTCCGCCACCTGCCGTGCTGCGACCAAGAATGACGTCACTTGAACTGGTGTTTTGAATTTTGCTGTATGTGACTGCACCGCCTGCGATGTTGGTGGTTCCAACAATTCCGGTGGATAATGTCGTAACGAAACTGCCGGTGCCCGTTCCAGTGACCGCACCAGACAAAACGATGGTTTGGTCGCCTGTGTTGGTGCCGGATGATGTACCGGAATGTGTACCGCTGAACGTACCGTTTTGAGTCGCAAGAGTCCCAAGACCGAGAGTTGTGCGCTGGGCGGCGGCGGTTGGATCGTCGAGTAGGGCTCTGCCTGCTGCAGTTAATGTGTAAACCGCGTAAGTATCTGGGCCGGTTAGGTAAATACTTTGGTCTGCAAGCGTTACAAGATCTGAAATGCTTTCTAAGCCTGCGTCGTAAGCTTGGACTGTGCTGCCGATTTCCAGGCCGAGGTTGGCGCGTGCTTCGAGCGCAGTTGATGCGCCAGTTCCGCCATCAGCAATCGCAAGGTCTGTGATTCCGGTGATCGTTCCACCGGTGATCGTGGCGTTTGTTGAGCTGAGATTTGCAGTTACTGTTCCGAACGTTACAGAGTCGTCTGTGTCAATACCGAGAGTTGTGCGCTGGGCTGCGGCGTCGGCATCGTCTAGTAATGCTCGACCTGCGGCAGTGCAAGTAATCTCCTCAATAACACCGGCGCCAGCAGTTGATCTGCCAAGTAAACGATCGGTTGCTGTTACGTCTTGGATCTTTGCGTAAGTGACCGCATCGTCAACAATTTTTGCGGTTTCAACTGCATCAGTAGCAAGTTGAGTCGCGGTAATTCCGCCGTCAGCAATCAATGAGCCTGCTAAATCTTGAGCGACCAGGTTTAACTTGCCGATCGTTACAGACGAATTAGCTAGCTCGGCTGTGCCGACGCTGCCGTCTGTTATTGTTGCTGCGTCTACAGTGCTGAGAACCGCAAGCCCGCCGAGACCCAGCGTAGTGCGTTGAGCGGTGGCATCGGCGTCGTCAAGTAGTGCTCGGCCCGCTGCTGTGCAAGTAATTTCCTCAATAACGCCTGCGCCAGCAGTGCTACGTCCCAGCAAACGATCTGTTGCTGTTACGTTTTGGATCTTGGCGTAGGTGATTGCGTCGTCGGCAATTGCAACGGTGCCGATTTTGGTTGTGCTGTTTTGGTCGAGCTTGTCTAGGTCAACTGTGCTGACATCAATCAGGTCGAGGCCAGCGTCAACAAGGTTCTTTGTTGTGACTTTTTTGGTTTCGGAACCGCTGATGTCCGCAATCGCCAAGACATCATTGGCTGCAACACCAGCCTTACTCAGCTCGTTAAGCTGCGTTATGCGTTGGTCAGCCAATGCTCTACTCCCTAGGCAAGGACATATACTCGTAGTTTAGTCCGTTACTTCTTGTAGCAGGTAACCCAGACCGTGCTCAACCCCTATTCGGTCGTCGTCTTCCTTGAGGATGTACTCTGATGGCTTGCCAATTACAAGCTTGATTTCGCCAGTCGTCACAAAATCTACAGTGCAAGAAATGTAGTTCTGTGCTTCAATAGAAATGCCGGTGTTGGTGACGACAGCGGTGGTTTGGTAGAAAATGTTTTCTACATCTGGATCGACTTCTTTGTCCGTTAAATACAGCGCAATGTCGAAGGCCGAACCAAGGTCAAGACGTTGGATAATCTGCAACATCAAAAAAGGTGTTTCTTTGATGCCTGCGGTCTGGTAATTAAAGCCGCACTCAATGCGTCCGCTGCCGCTTAGTAATCCTGCGTTGTACTGCTGCTTAAACTTGTCCTGTAAAGCGGTCACATCGATAGAATCACGCGATGTGTTAAATTCATAACTTGTTACATTGCCGAGGATGTTGTAGCTTACGTCTCGGACTGCCAAAGTGACGGCTATAGGGTCGCCTGTAAATGTCTGTAGGGCAACTTCGTTGGAACGTTCGTTATTGACCGCTGCTGCAAAGGTTTGAAATAGACGCAAACCGCCTGCCGCATTTACGTGAACAAAAGCACTAAACGTATCTTCGACATTGCCGCTAGACCAGTTCGTATCAGGGATGAACGCTAAGCCGCGTGCGTCGGTTGTTTCGATGTCAACACGGTCTCCAGTGAACAGGTTTTCAACAGCTGCGTCTACACCGAATCTGTTAAGGATTGTATTGACGTCGTCGGGTACAACATTCGAAGAAATAACGCCGAGCTGGTCGTCCGTACCACGGCGCAGGCGGACGTTACCGTAGTTGCCGAGAAAAAAGGTCATTAAGCACGAACATAATCAGTGAAGTCGCCGTCAACAGTGAAGTTGATTGGAACGACTGCTAGTTCGCCGGTAGATGTTGAGACAGTGGCAGAGGTTATATAAGCGTTGAATTTAATATCATCTTTAGAGTCAGTACCAACATTGAGTTCAATTTCAACACGATCGCTTGTTTGGATAGCGCCGGTTTTTTGGATTTTGTTTAGAAGAGTTGTGAATTGCGTTTTGCCTACATCAGAGGCTTCAGTACGGTAATACATTAAAGTGGCGCTGCCAGTTGCGCCTTTTACACCTGGAACGAATGTATTGCTGGTACTTTCGATGGTGTTTGTGCTGAGTAGCTCAACAGTGGTCTCGATAGACCAATCGCGGATTTTGGCGACTTGGGTGCCGTTTACGGCCAACGACCCAGTGCGCCCGGTGTAGAAGGCCATAAATACGCCAAGGACAGTAGCTTTATCCTAGCTTACATCGAAATGCCTCTTTCGGAAGTCTGCAATTCGCGCACGAAGCTGGCCGCCACTTTCAAAACATGGATACTCAAGTGCCTTGACTGAAACTTCGCCTTCTTCCTCGATTGCAAGCTCCGTGACACGGTACACACGCTTTTGCGGCTTCTGCGTGCCCATCACAAACATCCAGCCCGTGTAACCAGACAGCCCAGAGGCAACGCCATTGCTGACACTCACCGAGCTGAATGATTGTGTTTCGCCTGTTTGCCCTTTGTAAACCAAGAATTGATACGTGCCGTTAGGCCGTGCATCCAGCAACGGTGAGTTCAACGAACCACCATCCATAATCACGCCTGCAGAGTACTTGTCCCAGTCTTCCATGCCGACATCAACGTAAATAAAATCACCAGGCGCAATGACTGCTTCTGATGGGAACGTCTGGAATTCGATGCCCTTGCGGATGTAGCGTCGCTGGTTGCAAAGCAGCTTGCCAAACATAATTGCCTGCTCTTTTTGCGTTACGAACTGACTTAGATCGAATGTTTCGCGTATTGCCGTGCC